CCATCTCCCCAGATATTACAGGGAGCTGCAGAGCTTCAAGGTCAAGTCATACAGCGAAAACAAGAGATAGAGAGATTAAAATCAACCAGAGTCTTTGGAGAATAGGATATTAAAATGTCACTATCCACATCAAAATCGTCTTTAGAGGCAGCAATCAGAAATGCATTTAATAATATCAATAGAGCAGGGGCCCAGGACGGATCAAATCCAGAGTCAAATATTTCAGATCTAGCATCTGCACTAGCATCTGCAATACACTCCTATGTTACATCTGCAGATGTCGATATAACTTCAGTTACAACAACAGTTCTTCCTGGGATTCCTGTTGCTCCACCGCCTTCTATTCCTGCAACAACTTCTCCTGGGCCAACAACACACACAGGATTTGGTAAACTTGTATAGTCCGACAAAGAGAGCTGGGAGATAATTAATCTCCGACCACTCGGAGAAAATAATTGTCCATTAGAAAGAAATATGATTTCTCCTCAGTTGGAGAGCTTAAAGAGGATCTAGATTCTAGGCGACTGAGATCTATCACCGATAGAATATCCAGGCCAATAGGAATAAAAGTTCCCGTGTCTCTCAGTGAGTCAGGTGATAGCCTGCTTGAGATGCACACTGACATAGAGCAGAATATTGCTGATAACTTTCGCAACATGATTATGACTAATCACGGGGAGAGAGTTGGCCTATATGACTTTGGAGCAAATCTCACAGAGCTAGCATTTGAGCTGGGATCTGATGACTTTGACTCAGAGGCAATCAGGAGAATTAGAAGAACAACTGAGAAGTACATGCCATTTGTTCAATTATTGACCTTTGAGCCGTTAGTTGACAGAAATGACAATAAAGAGGTTGCAAAGTGCGGTGTCAGAATAACCTACAGAGTTAATACTCTTTCTCAGCGTGACAGAGTTATTGAGGCGATTATTTACGTAGCAGGATAATACATGTCAATTGATATAAAAAATAAGATAAAAAAAGAGAGAAATAGGTCATTCCTTGCTAAGGACTTTGACACATTTAGGTCAGAGCTTCTAGATTACTCAAGGACCTATTTCCCAGATAAGATTCAAGACTTCTCTGAGGCCTCTCTTGGAGGTCTATTTCTTGATATGGCATCCTACGTGGGTGACACTCTCTCTTATTACCTTGATCACCAGTTCACTGAGCTCAATCCTACAACAGCTGTTGAGAGAAAGAATATATTAACTCACTTAAAAAATGCAGGCGTAAAGCCTGTTGGATCCAGCCCATCATCAGTATATGTGAAGTTCTACATCAGAGTTCCTGCTGAGCAAGCAGCTGACATGTCATATAAGCCCATGTTGAGCTCACTTCCCGTCATAAGAGCCTCCACAACGTGTAAGTCAGCCTCAGGAATTAATTTTAACCTAACAGAGGATCTAGATTTTTCTGAGACGGATGATGACGGAGAATTTATTGCAACTGTCACTGTCTACACAACAGACAACTTAGGAAATCCAACTCAATTTATTATGACCAGAATGGGTCTCTGCATATCAGGAAATGAGACGACAGACTCATTTAACCTCACAACTCAGCATGTTCCCTTTAGAGAGATCACGCTTCTCAGTCCCGACATCAGTGACATTATCTCTGTGACTGATAGCGAGAACAATGAGTATTATCAAGTTGAGTCTCTTTCACAGGACACAGTGTTTAGAGCGATATCCAATGTGGGCCCTGATGGAAACATGGTTCCAATGAATCTTGAAGTCATTGCTGCCCCAAGGAGATACACTTCAAGTTTTGATCCAACCACAAGAATGACCAAAATTAGATTTGGTGCCGGTGATGCTGAGACGCTGGATGACGATATTATTCCAGATCCCAGTGAATTGTCTCTATCTCTTTATGGAAAAAAGTATTTTAGTAGATTTTCAATAGACCCTAATTCACTTCTTCAGACTCAAACTCTTGGAATAAGTCCAAAAGCAACAACAATATCAGTTAGATACAGGCACGGTGGTGGAATTAATCACAATGTCGCTGCCGGCTCTATTAGATCACTTAATGTCCTAGTGATGGACTTCTTAAGTAGCCCTTCATCATCGGTATCAACACTTGTTAGATCTAGTGTTGAGGTTAGAAATATTGATCCTGCTCGGGGAGGAGATACAGCTCCTTCAATAGAGGATCTAAGAGCTAGAATTCCAACTGCAAAACAAATGCAGTCAAGGATTGTTAGCAAGCAGGACCTGCTGTCTAGAATTTATACGATGCCAAATGTTTTTGGTAGAGTCTTTAGAGCCGGAATATCTGATAATCCTGAAAACCCTCTTGCAGCACAGCTTTACATCATCAGTAAGGATAGATTTGGAAATCTAGCCACTTCTCCTGATGCACTTAAGAAGAATTTGAGCACATACCTCAATGAGTTTAGACTTATATCTGATGCGATAGATATTCTTGATGCAAGAGTTTCTAACTACACTGTCACCTTTGGTGTAGTGTCTACTCCCGGATCAAACAAGGGATCAGTTGTGCAAAGTGTTATCTCAAGAGTAAGAGATGTCCTCAGGCTGGAGAATTTTCAAATAGATCAGCCAATTGTTATTGATGACATTATTAATGTCATTATTAATACTCCCGGAGTTGTGTCTCTTGTTTCCCTAGACATTCTTCCAAAGAATGGAAACGATCAAGGAAGAGTCTACTCTGACTTCTACATTAACTTTGAAAACTCGACCAGAAATAAGATCATTACAGCCCCTCGTGGAACAATATTCGAGCTTAAGTACCCTGAGCACGATATCGTTGGTACAGCAATATAAGGAAAATAACTGTGTATCTCATTCTGACTGCAAGCAAAGACACTTACATAACTAATAAAATCATCAATCAGAGATTTAGAGCCATTGATGCAAATGTTGGTCGCGCCGGAACTCTAGATCTTTTTAAGCTATATAATGAGTCAAACATCTCAGGTGAGACTAATCCAGTTGAAATATCTAGAATACTAATAAAGTTTGACACGGATGCCCTCCAGAGTCTCACGTCATCAGTTCTAGACATCAATGATCCCAGCTTTTCATGCACACTTAAGATGTGTGACGTTCTAGGAACTCAGTCTGTTCCAAGAAATTTTAACATAACTGTTCTTCCTCTGTCTCAATCCTTCGATGAGGGAGACGGCAGAGATATTGGATCATTTGCTGACATTGATGTTGCAAACTTTGTAACAGCCTCCTACTCCGGAGGAACTGTGTATCCTTGGTTTATTACTGGAGCCGCAAAAATAGGTCTTTTGGGGTCTCCTGATATTGATGTGATAGGATCTGGATCACTGGGTGCAGGAATAGTGCAGCTTGCATCAACTCAAAATTTTTCTCTTGGAAACGAGGATCTATCAATTGATGTGACCAGACTCGTATCAGCAACGATGTCAGGACAAATACCTGACTGTGGGTATAGAGTGTCATTTATAGACGCTGAGGAATCAGATGATAAGACAAGATTTGTAAAGAGGCTTGGATCACGTCACTCAAAGAACGTTTATTTGAGGCCCACGATTCACGTATCTTTTGATGATAGTATTCATGATAATCATGAGTCTTTTATATTTGATTCATCAGGATCTCTATTTTTATCCAATTTTCATAGAAGCTCACCTGCAAATATTGTCTCTGGATCATCATTAATTCAGGTGACCGGTGAAAATTGCATGATCTTGAAGCTGAGCACAGGATCATACACTAAGACAGTTAATGTCTCAATGTACACAGGAAGCACAACGGGCCAGGGAACTACAGGACTGTATTACGCTTCATTCGCCATACCATCATCAGACTCTTCAGTTATTTCTGGTTCACAAACAGTTTCTGATTTTGTTCTATCAAGTGGCTCAATTACTTTTACAGAGTCCTGGGAGTCTATTGATGGAAGTGTCAAGTACTTTCAAAGAGACCTAACAGTAAGATCTCCTTCCAGGAATGCTCTCTCGTATATTCCCAGGAGCCCAAATTTAAGACTAGTTAATCTGCAGTCAGACTATAATCTTACAGACTCGGTCAGGCTTAGGCTCTTTGGAATAGACACGCTTAATGTTCAAAATAGACCTGCAAAATCTTATAGAAATGTAGTAAGTGAGATATTTGAAAAAGTATTTTATAGAGTTATTGACACCGATATGGGAAAAGTTGTAATTCCATTTGATAAAAATCGGAATGGAACTCTTTGCTCAACAGACTCTGATGGAATGTTTTTTGACTTCAAAATGTCATCTCTTGTTCCCGGGAGAGTCTATCATTTTGAGTTTCTTATAATTGACAGAGGAATTGAGACAAAAATACCCTACAAGAGCTCTTCATTTAGAGTTAATGTTATATGACTAGACCCACAAATACTTTCGCTCCTGGATCAAGCCTTTTCACGCCAAGCATTGTCAGAGGACTCACCTCTGGAGCTAGCTCTGTTGTAGGAAGAACTGCAGCCTCATTCTCTGGATCTATTCAATCAGATAAGACCTCTTTCAGGTATGATGCTCCTGGAAGTCCTCTAAAATCTACACAGCAAATACCAATTGATTGGTCAAAATTTGAGAATCACACTTTCTTTAACTCTGCTGAAGCAAAGGTAAATTCTGCATTTGATACAATTATCAATCGATACCCATTTGATGGCAGTCAAGGTGAAGTATTTGAATTTTTTGATTCAATCACAGGATTTGAAAAATATGTCTATGACTCATTTCCAAAAAATATTGGATTTTTAAATTTTTCAGGAAGTAAAGAACCCCAGGGCGGCTCTTACATATCAATAAATGACTCTGAGGGAGCGTCTATGCCGACGCTGTCCCGATCAGCTACTGGAAGAAGAGTCCTAGATCAGGGACTAAATCCAGTAACATATGAGTTTTTTCTTAGAATACCTGAAGCACTAGATCAGGGAAATCAGGTTGTAATTCAGCGTCTGAAAAATTCAAATTATGGTATCACTCTAGCGCTAAGCTCCACTCTCAGTACTGATCCTTCTGGGACACTACTAATGCTAGTTTCATCGGGAACAGCTTTTATGAGTGCCTCAATGAATATACCAAAAGGACAATTTCAGCACATATGTGCCACATATGACACCTCTCCCAGTGTTCATAAAATAAGGCTGTTTAAGGACTCTAATCTTGAGAGTGAATCATCATCATATGAGCTGGGTCCACTTGGATACGGAGATAGTAATCTCATAATCGGATCAGGATCAAATCATCTAGCTGGTAATTTTGGATCTTTGTCTCCAGGAATAGAGTTTAGTGAGACTCTGTCCGGATCCGTAGATGATCTGAGAATATTTCACAGTGTTAGAAGTGTAAGTGATCAGAGTCAATATAGCCTCAGAAATCTATACTCAAATTCTGAACTAAAGCTCTATTTTAAGTTTAATGAGCCAACAGGTTCGGCTGGAATATATGACACTGTGATCGATAGCAGTGGAAATGGATTTCACACAAAGATTATCAACTACAAGTCCTCTCTTCGAGATCAGCTCAATATTTCATCACCCCTGACTTATGAGCTTCCTGAGCAGTCTCCTGTTCTATTTCCAAGTCATCCTGATGTAGTGTCTCTCAATGAGAATCTTCTACTCTCTGCTTCAGACTATGATTCTAACAATCCGAACATGATAACAAAGTTAATTCCTAGACATTATCTCCAGGAAGCAAGCATCTTTGAAGGATTTGGTCAGAACAGTGAAATAGGATATGCAGATGCTCCCTACGGAACAAACTCCAATTTTCCAGGAGGCGGAAGGCTTGGATCACCTCAGATTATTGCATCCATACTTTTCATTTGGGCAAAACACTTTGATGAGATCAAGATATTTCTTGATCAGTTTGGGAAGCAGCTGAGTATTGATCCTGTTGAGGTGGGAACAATAGCAGATATACTTCTTCCTCACTTCGCAGCCTCCTACGGAATAAACCTAACTAGAATTTTTAGTAATCCAAGTTTTGATCAATTTTTCAATAGAAGCTCTATTAAGGACACAGTCTCAGTCTCAGAAAATAGCGTTCAATATGTTGAGAATAAGATTTGGAGAAGAATTCTCAGTGACATGGTCGAGATTATTAGATCAAAGGGAACCATTCACAGTATAAAGTCTCTAATCAGAGATGTCGGTCTCAATCCCGATACTAATTTTAGGTTCAGAGAGTTTGGAGGCTCTAAGACAGGAAAGATATCTGACCAGAGGGTAAAGAAGACGTCCAATCTTAGATCACTAGATTTTTCTGGATCATTTTCTCTAAATGCTGGAACACTCGACACACAGGGAATTCCTAGCAATAAGCCGCACTTAAGATCAGAAGGACTTCTTTTAAGTGGCACTCTAAATCTTGTAGACTCCTCAGTCATTGTAAGGGAGGAGCCTGGGTATCCTTACCCCGGATCTCTTCCCGTTTTTGATAGGATCTTGACATCGGGATCTTGGACCTATGAGGCAAACTACAAAATGCCCTCTGTCAGTCATTTGGACCTTAGCTATCCTATTACATCATCGCTAGTTAGGCTCTCAACATCTGGAACAGACGGAGCACCCCTGCTAGACAGCACATTCTTAAATCTTCTCGCCTACAGGGAGGACATTAAGGCAGGAATAACTGGGTCCCTGACACTCATCTTCAGGGACACATGGGATCAGGTTCTCGCTCCAAGGCTTACAATTCCTCTGACAGGGGTCAATATTTTTGATGGTGATTACTGGTATGTCTCATTCGGAAGAGAAAGAAATGACTCAATTGGATCATTTGTATCTTCTTCCTGGTTTCTGAGAGCTGGAAAACAGGTGGGTGGAAATATCATCTCATTCCACGAGAATAGTGTTCTATTTGATGATCAAAATCAGGACAGCGTTCTCACGTCCTGGTCCAACTACATAAACATGTCAGGAACTGTGATTCACATAGGTTCCCAGTCAGTTCCATCTGGGCCCGGCCTCTATGGTCTCTCCTACGACTCGTCTCCTGTTACAGATGAAGATCGGTCTTCATTTTTTGGCGGAAGAGTCATAAACATGAGATTCTGGTCCAAGGCGCTAACAGACGTTGAGTCAAGAGAGCACCTTAGAAATCCCACCTCTATTGGCGTTGATGATGCAAAGAAAAATTTCAACTTTGTAAAGTCAGTTTCGGGATCCTGGGAAAAACTAAGGATTGAGGCAGATTTTATTCAGGAAGATTACACTTCTGACTCTCTTGGAAACATATCAATTATTGACATGTCACAGAACAAACTTTTCTTGTCTGGTACAGGATTTGAGCCTGAGAAGAGAGTGATCAAGCCTGAGATAATATCCTACACATCTGTTAATCCATATTTCGATCAGTCAATAGACACAAATAAAATAAGAGTCAGGTCCTGGCAGAATGAGGAGAATATCACCAGATTTGGTGGTTCTAGCGCACCAATGAGCGAGATACCAAGAGGAGAGTCTCCAATAGATGACACTCGATTCTCAATTGAGATAAATGCAGTACAGGCTCTCAATGAGGACATTACAAAAATGTTCTCTTCTCTGAAGCCCTTTGATAATTACATTGGAAATCCCGATCTACAGTTCTCAGAAGACTATCCCGACCTTCAGGACCTCAGAGACGTTTACTTCAATCGACTTCGTGATGGAGTCACAGGAACTGCATTCTTTGAGTTCTTCAAGTGGTTTGACAGCAATCTTGGAAGCCTCATAGAGACACTCATACCGAGAAAGACAAAGTTCCTGGGCGTCAATTTTATTATTGAGCCACACATGCTTGAGAGGCCAAAGCTCAGATACAATACCTATGACATGTATTTGGGACCCAATAACAGAGCCGTGAGTCAGCTTCTAGTTCAGCAGCTCGCAGCCAACCTAAAGAGATACTAATGCCAGCACAGCAAAAGAGAAGCTCAGCTTCAATTGTAACGCCCCAGGAGTACTCAGGATCAAATACTCTTGACATGTACAATGAAGGTGTTTATATAAACTCCGTTAATCTTCTCTTTGGAACAACTGTCTCCAAGCTAAGACCGAACAATGATTTCCTAAAGATTAGAGGTGGTAAGAGAGTAGAGATGACGGAGGGAGCGTTCAATGACCTTGAATCACCCTCTCCTGCCATCGTCTCAGGTACAAACCTGCTGGGAGACACTGTCTTCTATCCCTCCTACTTCTACCTGGATAGAAATTCAGAGATTCCAATAGGCGGTGGATCTCTTACGGGAGAGCAGTACACGGGCTATGATGTGGCTCCCTCCCACTACAACATGAGAAATGAGTTTGGTCAACCTAACACACATCAGGATGGGTCTCCCTTCACAGAGATATCAGTATTTCCATCGGGATCAATTGATCCTGTCTATATTATCACAACAAGTCCCTTTGACAGAGTCTATCCTGAGCAGATAGTCAACTCAACTGATTCCACCTCGATCGATGGAACAATTGATCAGCTTGAATTTAGAAAAGAGATCGTTAGATCGTACCCTGAGACTCCCTTTAGATTTAGGGGAATAAAGTCTGACATAGGAAACACTGACACATTCTTGAGATCAGTTATTATATCGACGAACACACTAACACCTTCTGTCAGGATTAACTCAGATGGATTCACCCTCAGGGGAATCGAACCCTTTCTAGACGCTGGTGATGAGTTTGGGCTAGATGACCTCGTTGGTCTTCCTCCGGAGTCATGTGGTCCTGTCTCTGGATTTGGTTACACTAATGATCCTGTAGCGAGAGTGGAGCCGTTCCTGGACACTGCCGATGACATCATATCCTCTCTCCTAGTCTCAGGCTCTGACATTGCTGATGCCATTCTCGGACTGGATACAGAGTATCCCTCGCACATCAGCCTAGCTCTAAATGAGATTTCACTGTCCCGAGGATTTGACTATATTGAGAGTCAGTACGGTTTTGACTCAATTGCTTTTGGAGGCTTGCTTAAGACATGACTACAAGGTCAGGCTATCTCAATAATCCACCCAGGGTTGTTATCATTGGAGGTGATAATAGACCCGGATCCTACCCAAGTCACTCCTCTCCTATTGACATAGCCAGGTCACAGGGATCAGATGGTCTTCGACCCTATCGGGATGATATGCAGCCGGCTTCTGTCTCTCCCTACGCAAAAGCAGAGATAAGTTTCACATTAAGGCCACCAGCTGCTGGATCTAGTATTACCTTAACTAGTGCCGGAGGTGTAGTTAGCACCTTCAACTTTAGTGATAATCCAGACACCTTTAATCCGTCACCAGGAGTCTATGAGATATCTCTATCAGGAATTACAGCACCTAGAAGCTCCGATGCAATACAATCAATTTCTCAGAGATTTGTCAGTGCAGTATCTAGAGCTACAGGATCACAAATTAGCGCAGAGCTCTCATTAAAACTTGGTGGAGTCACTCTCACACAATTAATACCTGGTTCAAATGGGACAGTTACAACAACTGTAAGTCCTGCAAGATTATCAATATCTAACTTCTCAGGCGGTAGCAGCATACAGGTGAGATACCCATACGCACAGCTCGTCGATGATTCGAATCCTCAGACCTCAGAGCTCATAAGGAGAGTGATAAAGTCCGAGAGGTCGGGAACACTGTCTGCACCAGGCATTCCTGACCCCAGGAAGCTGATTGGGCCCTCTGATCAGCATCCCTATGTGAACTACTCACCCTTCGATGAGACTAACTCCTGGCAGTCATTTGGTGTCAGTGGAGGCTCTGAGCTCTATGGAACTCAGACTGAGCTGTATGAAGACTTCTTCACGAGGGGATCCGTCTCCGGAACGCTTGATGAGCCGCTGAGCGCAAAGGACAAGATTGTTGTTGACTTAACACCTACTAGTACAACTGTTCTTAGATACACAAATACCGCATCAATTCCGACTTACGGAATGGCATACTATAATTTCTCACAGAGAAAGTGGGAAGGTGTAGGAACAGGTTATTCTTCTGTTGATTATGCAGGAAATGTACTTGCAGCTCATGATGCTGTTCATGCTGGATTTTCACCGAGCTGCTTTACCGGATTTAGACCAGGGGTAGGTGCTGCTGAATCTGGGTGGGCATCCTGTATAGACACTTTTGGATTTCCTGTTCACCCAAAGTACCACGCAACAGCATCACAGGTTCTTGACACAAGTACGTTAATAGAACATCCATTTCTAGTTGAGAAAATAGTCTATGAGTTCTCTGGATCTTCCGGAGGAAGTGCTCAGATAAAAGGAGACGATCCTACTGCATCTCCATCACTTCCTCTAATAAACAATTGCGGTGCAACATTTTTCATCTTAAATCAAAGAAAAGCTAATCCAGATCCAGGACAGGACACATCTTACACATCTTTTTACTGGAGTAATTTGAATGGAGACACACACGCATCTCCTATTTGGTCAGGATCACCAGACGATAAGCCTTCGCTCTCTTACATATACACATCTTCACTTCCCACTGAAAGATCTCTCTCTCGAGGAGGTGCTCCTGTCTACGTGGATAGTGTTAGAGATCTTGTCACATTTGCTAGAGTAGGAGCTATCTGGAACAGCTATGACTCTGAGATTGTACAAAATTTAGCAAATGAAGATGATCCGCATCCAGCAAAATATATGGATCTTGCCATAGAGGTCCTAAATAGCGGAACGTACAACGGTCACTATCAGATAGCATCTCCTGTAAGAGCTCCTGAATTTAATCAAGTACTTGGAACATACACACTACGTAACACCGGTGATAGAGTATTCACATCGAAAAGTTCATTTACAAGAAATTCTCTTGATCTTCCAACAGGAAGAGCTCATAACTCTGAGTACTGCTCAAGTCCTCCTATAAGAATTTCGACAGGAAGAAGATCAGGAGATCAAGTTGTAGAGATTCACAAGGAGGACAGTGATGTTTCTCCCTATCTTATTCTACCTGGAGATAAGCTTGTATTTGGCTGGCAGTCTTCGCTAAGCTTTTCAATTGGGTACGATGGTGAGTCATTCTCAATTGGGCCAGGTAAAGGAAAGCTCATCCTCTATGGATCCTATCTCCGAGACAATAAGCCTGTCCATGATATCTACAGAGATCAGCTTATCTCTGACTCCATTCACGAATCAATTCCCTCTGATCCCTGGTCTCTGGATCAATTCGACACAGAACCCCAGATGGTATACTCTGGCAGTCTGAGGGAGGAGTATGTCAGAGGGACAATGATTTAAAGGACAGGT